ATTGATTCCGTAGATATTGAGCGTATAAAAGTGTATAAGGAAATTGCATTTACTCATGAGGTATCGCAATCTGTTACTAATGTAGAATTTTATGATACATTTGGCAGACAATATGGTGATTTACAGCAGTCTTATAACTACGAGTCGAGTGAATACCAAGTAAAAGTACCATTTGAAAACCTATTATTTAACAAATTTACCGGTACAAATCTGCAAGTAGGTTATTATTTGGACAAAAGTTTAGTTCCGTATATTCCGAAGCCTTCATTGATGTATATTGAGGAAGCAAAAACGTGCAGTTTTAAATTCGACAATGGTTCGACTGTTCCAACATTAACAAGTTATAGACCATTCGGGCAGGATTTAACCTATAACAACTTCAAATGGTCACTTAATTTTGGTGCAGATATTTCAACTTTGTATAATGTAGTAAATCCGAACAGCATTTATAGCGTATATTATTCAGGTTATTTAAACAACTTGTACGCTCGAAAAAATAGAATGTATACGTACAAGACTAAACTGCCAATTTCTATTCTTACAAGTCTGAAATTAAACGATAGGTTAATCATTCGAGATAAGCGTTATATTATAAACGAAATGAAATCCGAACTTACAAGCGGTGATGTTACGTTTGTATTGATATTGGATTTTAGGGCAATGAATGCCATCACAACATCTCCAGTACCTAAACCAAGCGGGACAATAACAGTGCCTATATTGATAGGAAATCAAGTCACCAAAATAACTATTGATGTGGGTACAACGGGAGTTACTGCTGATAAATATATTGTAACAACTGACGACAAAGTACTATTCACTTATCCTGAAAATACAAGTGATTTCTTTCTAATAGCAACAGAAGATAGTGATGTAATTACAACCGAAGAATTGATAGCATTACGAAGCGAACAAGGAGGCGGAAAAGTATATCCTATTACGCTTACAACAGAATACGAAAACGGAGATTTAGATAATAGTACCTTATATATAATTCAAGAATAATGATAAAAAATATTATTGCAATGCTTCAAATCGGCGAGCATTTAGGAGTATCAGAGAACATCGAAATAGCGAAAGGAAAATACAAATTTTCGACATCTATTAAGGCACATTGGAAACAAGCAAGACGAGAAATAATAATGATAAAGACAAAAGGCAATGGCGGAAAAAAGAACGATTGAATTAGAGGTAAAAGAATCGGGTTTTAAATCCTTAAAAGCGCAGTTACGAGAAGCCCAAGCGGATGTTGCTGCAATATCTGATAAGTTTGGATCGACATCTAAAGAGGCTGCAGCTGCTGCAAAGGCGGCAGGTATTCTTAAAGATAAAATAGCCGATGCAAAAGACTTGACAGATGCCTTTAATCCTGATGCTAAATTTAATTCATTATCTCGTTCAATCGGTGGCGTATTAAATGGATTCCAAGCGTACGAGGGTGCAATGGGTTTAATTGGTGTTGAATCTGAAGAACTACAAGCTACATTGCTAAAAGTACAATCCGCAATGGCATTGTCTCAAGGTATTCAGGGTGCATTAGAAGCAAAGGATTCATTTGTTCAATTAGGTGCGGTTGTTAAAACTGCATTTACCGGAATGACTGCTGCGAGTAAAGCGTTTATGGTCGGTGGAATCGGTCTATTGATTGGTGCTATTGGTTTACTTGTTGCCAATTGGGATTCTGTTACTCAAGCATTAGGAGCAACAACCGACGAGCAAAAGAAATTAAAAGAAGAAACAACTAAATTTAATAAAGCAGCGCAAGAATCAGCGGAATATGTAGCTAAAGAATCTGCAGAATTTGTTACATTAATTCACCAACTAAAACAAACAAACGAAAATAGTAAAGAAAGGAAAGGATTAATAACTCAAATTAATAAACAATACGGAACAACATTAAAAAACCTATCGGATGAAACTGCGTTTCAGGCAGCATTAAATTTGGCTTTAGAAGATTATATTAAATTTCAAAAAGATAGCTTTAGATTAGCTAAAAATAAGGAATTAATACAAAAAGCAATAGAGAAAGAAGATGTTGTAACTACTAAACTTAATAAAGAAAAGAGAAAATTAGCAGAAATTGAGGAACGCTTAAATGAAGAATTAAATAAAAGAATTTCAATAGATGCGTATTTAAAGAATGGTGCAGAGGGTGCTGCAAGAGCAGAAAACTTACAAAAATTAAGAGTAGCAAATGTTACTGCTGAATTTGAAAAACAACAAGCTGCGGTTAGAGTTTTATCTGTTGAATATAACAATATAGAAGAAAGAATTAGAAACTATTCCAAAACTGCTTCAAGTTTAGAAAGCGATATTGAGGGTAAATATATACCGGCTACAGAAAAACAAACTACTGCTATTGATGCCAATACAACTGCGCTTGATGAGAACGCTAAAAAATATGAAGAAGTTGGTTCGTTAAAATTACTAAACCAAGAAGAGCATATTAAAACAAGTTTAGATTTATTAAAGGAGCAAGTGGATGCCGAAGCGTTAATTAATAGAGATGCAAGGGATAAAGAATTAGCAGCAGAAAAACAAGCGGCATTAGATAAGGCAGCGGCAAAAACAGCAGCGTTTCAAGCGGGAGTAGATTTGACTATTAAATATTTACAAACATTTGCAGATGTAACAAATTCAATTAATTCTTTAATGAACGCAAACGATAGCGAAAGACTAAAGAATGAAAATATAACGGCAAAAGAATCTGAAAAGATTAAACGTAGAATGTTTGACCGAGATAAGAAATTACGCATTGTTCAAACTATTATAGATACTGCCTCAAACGTTGTACAATCTGTTAGAAATGGTGGCGGTATTCCTACTGGTATTCCATTTGGTATTGCTGCTGGCGCAATGGGTGCGTTACAAGTAGCTGCAATTTCTAAAACTACTTTTGATTCAGGCGGAAGCGGTGGTGGAGGCGGCGGTAATATTGGCGGTGGCGCACCAACTGCACCTAACTTCAACATCGTAGGCAACTCAGGAATTAACCAACTTGCGGAACTTGGAGGACAACCGATACAAGCGTATGTTGTAAGTGGAGAGGTTACATCCGCACAAGCATTAGACAGAAATCGAATACAAAACGCAAGTTTTTAAATTATAGTGATATGGAGAAAAGACAATTAATAGAACTAATTATTGACGAGACAAATTTAACGGATGAGGTATTCGCAATATCGGTTGTAAATAAGCCTGCAATTGAATCGGATTTTATTGCTTTATCGGAACAAGTTGTGGAATTGAAAGTAATTGATGAGGAGAAAAAAGTACTTATGGGTGCTGCTTTAATTCCAAATAAGAAGATACCAAGATTAGATAAGAATGACAAAGTCTATGATATTTGGTTTTCAGAGACTACAATAGAAAAAGCAAGCCAATTGTTCTTAATGCGTAACTATCAAAATGAGGTTACAATGGAACATAACCAAAAGTTAAAGGATATGTCTGTTGTGGAATCGTGGATTATTGAAGATAGCGAAATGGACAAATCTAAATTGTACGGATTTTCTTTTCCTAAGGGGACTTGGATGGTTGCAATGAAAGTAGACAATGAAGATGTTTGGAACGATGTTAAAGCCGGTAAGATTAAAGGTTATTCAATAGAGGGTAGATTTTCGGATAATATGGAATTAAAAGCAATAGAAGACGAACAAGAGTTAATAGAAAAAATTAAACAAATACTAAGCAATAATGGAAAATAAAACACCAAGCAAAACAAGTCCTAAAGGTGGCAAACGAGGTTGTCTGTGCAAAAACGGAACATACGATTCAAAGTGTTGCGATGGAAGTCTACAAGCGCAAGGTATTGGAAGTGCAATTTCTAACACAGTAAATAACGTAGAAAGAACAAGCACAACAAGGGTTATCGTTAGCAATTAAGCAAAAAATTAAAACAAAATTAAAACAATTTAATTATAAGTATATGAACATTATAAATCAAATTAAAACTTTACTTAATATGGAAGTAAAATTAGAGCAAATGAGACTTGCTGATGGAATGACAGTATTAGAGGCTGATTCATTCGAGCCTGAAATGGAAGTTTTTATCATTACAGAAGACGAACAAAAGATTCCTGTTCCGGTTGGAGAATACGAAATGGAAGATGGTCGTATTTTGGTAGTAATGGCAGAAGGTGTTATTTCTGAAATTAAAGAAAAAATGGAAGAAGTAGAAGAACCTGAAGCAAAAGTAGAAATTGAAGTTGAAGCAGAAGTTGAAGCACCTACCGCATCTGTAACACCAAAGAAAACTATTGAATCAGTAACTAAAGAATCTTTCTTTTCGGAAATCGAAGCGTTGAAAGCTGAAATCGTAGAATTAAAAGCACAAATTGAAACATCTAAAATTGAAGAAGTAGTTGAACTTGCTGAAACGCCAAAGCCAATTTCATTTAATCCTGAAAATACTACAAATGTAGAGGGTATGAAATATGGTCAAAATCGTTCTCGTTCGGTTATGGATTCAATATATGAGAAATTAAATAAATAATATAAACTTAAAAAAAATTAAATTATGCCAACCACAGTTAACATAAGCACTTCGTACGCCGGAGAATTCGCAGGTCGTTACATCGCTGCTGCATTGCTTTCTGCACCTACAATCGACAAAGGTGGAGTTACAGTTATGCCAAACGTAAAATTCAAATCAGTAGTTAAGAAAGTTGCTACAGATGCTAACCTAATTAAAGATGCATCTTGTGATTTCACGCCAACTGGAACTGTTACTTTAACAGAAAGAGTTATTCAACCTAAAGAATTGCAAGTAAACCTTAACCTTTGTAAGTCAACATTCGCATCTGATTGGGAAGCAATTTCAATGGGTTATTCTGCATTCGATACATTGCCAAAAACATTTTCTGATTTCTTAATTGCTCACGTATCTGAAAAAGTTGCTGCTGCTACAGAAGCCTCACTTTGGACGGGTGTTGGTGCTACTTCAGGACAATTTGCAGGATTCGGTTCAATCGTTTCTACAGACCCTTTATTGCCAGCTGCTCAAGAAGTTGCAGGAACATCT